TGCTATGAGTATTGTGATGACAGTTGGACTTGTTCCTGCTGCCACGATTGTGAGAAGGAGAGTTGCGTATGCGATGACGAAGAGGAAATAATCACACGACAAATAGACTACCAGAAATGATGACACACACCCAAGCGATTTATAAGGCTCAAATAGTATTTGAGGAAGCGTTAAGCGACAAAGAGACTATTGACCAACTCTTGCACATAGATGCCCAGATGTACGCTAACACGGGCTTGGAAACAAGCAAGGCAGAGATGGAATCTATCAAGAGAGCATCAGCCTTTATCTACCGACTTATAAAAGGCATTGACTATGATAAGGGTCAACGCTTTATTCAAGGAATGGGATTAACCCGATAAACTAAACACCTATGTCTAAACAAATCACAATGCTCAATGGGGAAACCCACGCACAAGACTGGCTTGTACAACAAGCAATTGAAGATGACTTCTACTATGGCTATCTCGGTAAAGTAGCATTCAGTTCATCTAACCTCAAGAAACTTCTGGACTCTCCAAGAACCTACTACAACCTAATGCAGTATGGTGAGGAGACGAACAGTCAAGCTCTACGAGATGGCAGACTCATACACACAATGGTATTAGAACCTCATAAGATTGATGAGATGACCTTTGTAGATGTAGCGAGTAAGAATACGAAGAAGTGGAAAGATGCGAAGGAGATGACCCCATCACATTTACTCTACACAACCAAAGAGCGTAAACTTGCAGAGCGTATGACTGAAGCCCTCTTCAAGAATCACCAAGCAGTAGAACTATTAAGAGACTCTCAATTTGAGATTCCTGCGGTAGACTATGTAGAGGGGTATCCCTTTAGAGGCAAAGCCGACATCATAAAGAATGATGGTACAATCATTGACCTCAAGACTACAAGTGACCTACGCAACTTTGTGTATTCCGCAAGACACAAATACTCCTACGATGTACAAGTGTATCTATACTGCCGTCTATTCAATGTAGACTACACCAAGTTTAAGTTCTTGGTTATTGATAAACTCTCGTGTGATGTAGGTGTCTACTCGGTAAGTGAGGAGTTCTTCAACAAGGGAGAGGAGAAGGTAATGTTTGCTTTAAATCAATACCACGACTTCTTTGAGAATAGACCTCTGGAGGAGATACAAGAGATGATTAACAACTACACAATTGTAGGAGAGCTTTGAAAAAGCACACCAAGATATATATGGACTACTTCGGCTATGTGTTAGATGACTTCATAGGATGTGAGATTTGTGGGACACGAGCCAACGACATACACCATATAGAAAATAGAGGTAGTGGGGGTAGCACTACTAAAGACAGAATAGAGAACCTAATGGCGGTATGCCGCCCTTGCCATATCAAGTATGGTGACTACCCACAGTACAAAGAGATGTTAAACCAAATACACCAAAAACTATTATGAACAAGTTTAGAGTATTCGTCAAGGACAAATTTGATGTAGTCTTTGACACAATAGAGAAAGCCAGAGAATGCCGCAGGGCATTACAACAACTCAAGTACGAAGGTATTGAGATTATCGTAACCCAAGAGGATATAGACCCAAGATGATTCGCAAATCCTCACAACGATGAGCCTTAAATGATACAAATAAGGCTATAACCTTACTTTTAATAAAACATTGTAAGGCTATAACCTTACGAAACCTTTAACGCCAAAGAGAGATGAAAGACACGCTCATTGAACTAATGAACCGAGACAAAGAAGATAACGGAATAGAAAATGATTAGCCTAATACTTGTTACCATAATGGTACTTTATATGCTCCGCAGGGAATACCTTCGTTGCCAAGCGTTAGAGAAAATACTCAAAAGATATGAAGACGATACTACGAAAAAGAAAACACATTAGAGAACTACAGAAGTTTCTGGAGATGCTAATGATTGACAATGTCAATCTATCTATACAAGCAAGTAGGTTCGGATGGACTACAGAGTTGCAAGACACGATTACTAATAACGCTCTACTCATTCGTAAATACCAAAGAAGGTTAAGACTAATTAAACTATAATGGTTAACACCACCGTTAAATAACTTATGGAAGAACAAGGAAAGAGTGCTACGGTACTCATCAATAGGAACAATCTAAACAACCTCTTTGAACTCCTCGTGCAGGTACACCTGCGAGGACAACTCTCAAGAGATGAACAAGCATTCCTCAAGAACTTCATAGAGCTACCAGATGCTCCACCACGAGAGAACAGACAAGCTCGTAGAGCCAACACTCAAGCAATCAAGAAGCTATTTAGGGAAGAGGCTAAACGAAAGAAAGATGAGTAGGTTAACATTATAAACTATAACGATTTATAATGGCATTTAAGAAAGGAGAGGTAACCAACCCAAAGGGTAGACCTAAAGGTAAACCTAACAAGACTACTGCCGAGATTAGAGAAGCATACCAGAAGTTAGTTGAGGACAACCTCACTAATATGACGGAGTGGCTTACACAAGTAGCAGCAGAGAACCCAGAGAAAGCTATGGAACTTATGCTCAAGTTAAGTGAGTATATGATTCCTAAACTCGCAAGGCAAGAGGTTACTGGTGCAGATGGTAAGGACTTATTCAAGAACATTACCTTTGAGTTCGGTACACCAATCAACGAAAGAGACGAATGACAGTAACGGGCTTCAGTCCACACAAGGTTCAAGCAGAACTCTTACAATCTATAGTAGGTGGTAAGGAGAAGTATCACATCGCATCTATAGGACGGCAGTTCGGCAAGTCTATGATGGGTATGAACCTTGCTTTGTATTGGGGCTTCAACGATAGCCCTTGTAAGATACTATGGGTGTCACCCGTATATAGTCAAGCAAACAAAGTACAGAAGGAACTGATGTCTGCAATCGCAGCCTCTGGTATTGTCAAATCTAATAACTACTCCTCTTCGGAGTTGGAACTCAAGAATGGTTCTACCATTTACTTTAGGAGTGCTGAAAGATATGACAACATAAGGGGTATGACATTAGACTACGCCATCATAGATGAGGCAGCATTCATTAAAGACGATGCTTGGAGTGAGGCTATCAAGCCGACCCTACTTGTAAGAGGTAAGAAGGTTCTCTTCATCTCTACACCCAAAGGTAAGAACTGGTTCTACGAGTTGTTCCAATATGGGCAGAGCGATGACTACCCTAACTACAAATCCTACAAGGGGAGTTCTTACGACACTCCGTTCATTTCAAGAGATGAGATAGACGATGCCAAGAGAACAGTTCCAGAGGCTATATTCAAGCAAGAGTATTTAGCAGAGTTCATAGATGGAGGTGGTGAGGTCTTCGCCAACATAGACCAATGTACTTTCCCTGCATACCCTAAACCACAAGGTAAGGTATTCGCAGGATTGGATATAGGTAAGCAAGAGGATTACACAGTCCTCACCTTAATGGATTCTAAAGGTAGGATTGTAGACATCTATAGAGACAATAAGAACCAATGGTCAGTAATGATTGCAGAGGTAGTGAAGAGAGTGAGGCAATGGAATGCCTCTTTACTCGTTGAGGTCAATGGTGTAGGTGACCCTATCTTTGAGCAGATAAAGAGTCAGTATGCAAACACCCACCCATTTGTTACTACCAACAAAAGCAAGAACGAAATCATAGAAGGGCTTATATTGGACTTTAATGAGGTGAGTGTACACATACCATCAAAAGAATTATTCAGTCCCTTATACAACGAGTTAAGCTACTTCACATACGAGTATAGCCCAAAGACACGAAGCATTAGATACGGACACCCTACGGGACTACACGATGACACAGTTATGAGCTTGGCTCTATGCAACTACAATAGAAAGAAGAATAAGACTTATGGCACATACGCAGTTAGGTAAGGAGGTAAAGGTTATACTACCAGAGAGTGCAAGGGAACTGACTATTGAGCAGTACCAAAAGTTCCTCAAGGTTGATGGTGACCAAACCTTTACATTACTCAAGGCATTGGAGATATTTGCACATATCCCATTGAAGGTAGCCCACGCAATGAAAGCAGACGATGTTCTCGCTATCGCTAACGACATTCTAATGATGGTTAGTGTAGAGCATCCGCTTACAAGGAGATTGTCCTTTAGAGGTAGGGAATATGGATTCGTGCCTAATCTGGAGGAGATGAGTTTTGGTGAGTACATAGATTTAGACACCTACCTTGCAGATATGCAGATGTTGCATAAGACAGTTGGGGTCTTGTATAGACCCATAACAAAAGAGAAGGGAGACTTGTATGAGGTAGAACCTTACAATGGTACAGACGGATATTCGGACTTCCCTTTAGATGTTGCATTAGGTGCAACGCTTTTTTTTTATCGTTTAAGCAACAAGTTATTGAAGAGTACCCCGACCTCTTTGGAAGTAGTGAAGGAGATGGGAACTTATCCGCCTCCGCCAACTTTAGTAAGAAGTGGGGATGGTATGGAAGCGTAGACCATTTAGCAGGTGGTGATGTAAGTAGGTACGATGTAATTACAAACCTACCCTTGAGACAATGCCTTACTAAACTGATATACGACAAGGACAAAGCAGAGGTAGAGCGTAAGCAGATGAAACTATCTTAAACACCTTTTGCTCATAGAGGTTAACTTATCATAA